TGCCGAGGAGGAGGCTGCCAAGAAGGCTGCTGAGGAGGAGGCTGCCAAGAAGGCTGCCGAGGAGGAGGCTGCCAAGAAGGCTGCTGAGGAGGAGGCTGCCAAGAAGGCTGCTGAGGAGGAGGCTGCCAAGAAGGCTGCTGAGGAAGAGGCTGCTAAGAAGGCTGCCGAGGAAGAGGCTGCCGAGGAGGAGGCTGCTAAGAAGGCTGCCGAGGAAGAGGCTGCCGAGGAGGAGGCTGCCAAGAAGGCTGCCGAGGAGGAGGCTGCCAAGAAGGCTGCCGAGGAGGAGGAGGCTGCCAAGAAGGCTGCCGAGAAGGAGGAGGCTGATGAGGAAGCTGCCGATGCAGCAAGTGCTTAAATAAATTTATATAATTATGTTTGAAATCAGAACAAATATAATTAAGTGTGGATTTTTGGTATTTCTACGTTAAATAGTTAAAAAACCTTAGAAAAGAAATGGCATCGCTATTTGAAAATGTTATTGCAAATCTATCGTAAAGAAAAGTTGATATTGATTATATTTATTCTTATTAAGAGTATAAAATTATTGTCATATTACTTACTATCAAATGACAAAGATAGATATTGATTATTCCAATACTATAATTTATAAGATTTCTTGTAAAGATGAGAACGTAACTGATGTTTATGTCGGACATACCACCAATTTTGTTCAACGAAAACACTCTCATAAACAAGGATGCACAAATCCCAAATCTACTAATTATTTGTGCAAACTATATAATACGATTCGACTATGTGGCGGTTGGTCTAATTGGAAAATGGAAATCATCGCGTTTTATAATTGCGCCGATCTTTTAGATGCTCGTAGAAAAGAACAAGAACATTTTGTATCATTAAATGCAACTCTTAATAGTATAGAACCTTTGCCTGCACCAAAATCTGTATCTGCATTAAATGCAAACAGTTGCATTCTCAAATCAAAATATTTTTGCGAAATTTGTAAATACTCTTGTTTCAATACATTAGACATATACAATGCACATTTCACATCAAATGCACATATCAAATGTGCTACTCGTTTGAATGAATACAATATAAAAGTTGCCGCAAAATGTCCATTGTCCCAAAAAAATGCACCATTGTTTGAATGTACAAAGTGTAACTATAAATGCAGTAAAAAATCTGATTACAATAAGCATTGTCTTACCAAAAAACACAATTCTATATTTTGCGGAAAAAATGCTATATCAAAAACATTTAAGTGTCGTTGTGGCAATGTATATAAACACAGTTCTAGTTATTATCGTCATAATAAAGAGTGTCAGATTGAGCCATCTGAACCATTCTGTAATGGCAGCCACAATACATTTCCTTCACACGTTGATAAGGAGGTAGTAATTGAATTGTTGAAACAAAATGCGTCTAACACATAGATGTTATTGGGGATACTTTATACATTTTACATTTTTTACGTTAAAAATTAATAAAAACCCAGAAAAGAAATGGCATCGCTATTTGAAAATGGACAAAAATAAATGTCCAATTTTCAAAAGTGGAAGGAAATGTTTGTAACAAAACATCGTTTTTTTGAGATGAAAGCATAAATGATTGAAAATTATAAATTTTTAAAATGTTTGGCTGCATATAAAAAATTAAATATATTACGCTGAAAATGATTTAGGCGTAAAATATATATCATTATATGGTATATGAATGGTATATGATTTTACGCCGAAAATAACAAAAACAATTATATGTGAAAAATGTCGGTTCATATGCAGCAAACAATCTGATTATGATAGACATATTGTCACACGAAAACATATCGGCGTAATTAATGGTATAAATAAAACGCCGACAACCGAGTCACATCATAAATGCAGGTGTGGAAACGAATATAAACACCTGTCTGGGTTATATCGTCACAAACGGAAATGTAATAAGACAGATGTATCTGAACAAGTAGTTGATACCTCACATATGCAAGTCACTCATACACTTGATACCACATTAGTAATCGAATTGCTGAAACAAAACCAAGAATTCAAAGATTTGATGGTTGAACAATCAAAACAACTAATAGATCAACAGCAACAACTAATGGAACAACAACAACAAAATAATAAATTGTTAGAGGCGGTTAAAGATGGTAAACTAGGATATACTACAATTCATAATACAACTAATAATAATAACAAATTTAACTTGAATTTCTTTTTGAATGAAACATGTAAAGATGCAATTACTATGAGCGATTTCATTAATTCAATTGAGGTAACCATGGACGATTTTATTCAAACCGGTAATATCGGGTTTGTGGATGGAATATCAAAGGTTATGGTTGAACGCATTAAAGTAATGGACATGCATACCCGACCGATGCATTGTACTGATTTAAAACGCGAAACATTGTATATCAAGAATGATGATAAATGGGAAAAAGAAGATAGTGATAAGACAATGTTACGTAAAGCCGTGAAAAACATAGCAAATAAGAATTACAATCAGTTGCATAAGTGGTATAACAATAAAAAACCCGAGGTGGAAACCCTTGGAACAGAAGAATGCGAGGATTATTTTAAGTATTATAAAGCGGCTCTTGGAGGGTATGACAAGGAAGAAGACAAGAAATTCGAAGAGAAAATCATTAAGAATGTTCTCAAAGAAGTATTGTTGGATAAGAACTAATATAATAAATGTAGAAAGAATCTATTATATTATTAGTAGCATAAATGGTCTAAAACCATTTTTTGAGTTCGAGTTGTTTATATTGACGGTCCTGATGTCTAGGAAGTTCAAGCGGCACAACCAATGTGCTTTGATCTTGACAGTATTTTAAATAACCAACCGTTTCATTATATACCGTTGGAACTGCATAATCGAGAACCAACTTGTTTAGTCGTTCGACTTGTTCCGTAATTTTATCAGGATAATGTTCAGCATATTGTAGATAAATGCTGCGCATAATAATTTTAAGAGTATCTACATTTTGCGGTGCGATGATATATTTATCTCCTGACGCTTTGTATACACCCGCCCGCAATCCGTTTTGAAGGATCTGCACATTTTCTTTGGAAAAGAATACTTGCGATAATACATTTGACTCCCAAACTCCGCCAATCGCTTCGCGATATTCAGTCGCTTGGTTCTTCAAGGCGATTTTTTCTTGCATTTTAAATACAATATCTGGTGATGGTGGCTCGACAATATTTACTCGTCCATTGTAACGTTCTGCTTCTAAAATTTTTTGATTATTATTAATATTGTCTGGATTTAGATTAACGATAGACATATAAACTTTTGTATATTCTTTCATCAGAAATTAAAGTGGCGAGCATTGAGTTCATACTAAATATATTTAGACGTTCAAAAAAAATGTATAATTATTATATAATGGAAAGTTTCTATTTGATAGTCATATCAATTGCATTATTGGCATTAATTGGTATATTAACGTACGTTGGTATATTAATGACCTATTACAGAGATAAGGATACTACATATCCCCCAGTGGCAGCAACCTGTCCAGATTTTTGGATGGTATCAGACGAGAACCCGACTCATTGCAAATTGCCAACCGTGCCAACAGATAACTCGATCGGAATAAAAAATGTGGGGAGTATCTATTCCGGAAATACATTAGAACTAAGTGCTTCCAATACACCGGGTTTAAGTTTAAATCAGCAGGCAATTGATTTTGCGGACGCAAAGTGGGGAATGGCGGGTAGTGCGGTTTGTAAAAAACAAGCGTGGGCAAACCAATATGGTTTAGCGTGGGATGGTGTTACCAATTATAATAGTTGTTAAACATTACATATTACGTGCATAAGAAATATCGATGCACGTAATATAAGGAAGGTCTAAATAGTAAATTTTATAACTCGTTGTTGTTCGCCTGTGTTATAATCTAACTGTTCGATCGAAGCTGGACGTTGAAATAAAGTGTATACCGGCAAATGACCGGGCGTTTCCATAGTTTCGTCGGATTTCAACATCTCCATAATATGATGTTTCAACATACGTATATTGCGTGTTTCGGGTATAATTTCTTTCACTTGCAATTCAACAGATGCTTTTAGATATTCATAGTTATTCGTTTTTTTGTATTCCTCAATAAGAGCGTTGCTTTTTTCAATTAGCTTAAACACGTGTTCATTTTTAGCAATAATGGCGTTGTTACGTTGTGCGTTCTTGTATAGTTCGTTATATTTATCTAAATAATCCTTGTATTGAAGGCTGGTTGAATTGTATAAATCTAGTTCTGTTTTAAATAGTTTTACCGCGGCATCTTCGCTAATATAGTTAAATAAGGTGTCTAGTTTTTGTTTGATTATCGCGTCTTTTGATAGGTCAAAGTTCTCCTTTACTATGTCAAACAGATACTGAAAATGAAGTAATTCGCCTGTAAATATTTGGATATCAAGAGAACACGGGTTATTTGGATCTCCACATATCGCCTCGTATCTATTATTTGTTTTACTAAATATAGTGCCTACTGGACGATCACATTTAATGCACTTAGGTCGGAGCATTAACACTCGGTGTTTGGCTTCTTTTCTGCTGGGCGCCGTTTTATGAATCTGTCTCTTTGCCTCCATCAAGTTCTTTTCATATTTCTGTTTAAGTTTAAAGTATTCGTTAATGGCTTCCGCATAATTGCGTTCTTTTTCTGCGGAATCATCATTAACTACTATATTTCCAACAGCATCTGTTTGTGAGTTTCTAAATGTGATGCTTGGGTTGTTTTCTACCCGAATATCGATGACGCTTTCGGGTTGGTTCTCAATTAATGTAATTTTATTATTAGATGCGTGAAGCAAAGTTAAATTGTTGAGTCCGGCAAGATCCAACTGTTCAATTTGGTTAAATTCGCATATAAATTCTTTCAATTGTTTTGGTAGGTTCTCGATAGTGGTAATTTTATTATGTGAAACATTTAAGAATTCTAGCTTTGATAAATTAGAGACATCGATTTGTTCAATGATATTATAGGATACATTTAACTTGATAATAGATTTGGGTAAATTGTCAATAGTTAATAGTAGATTATCAATGCATTCAACGGTTTCTATTCCTTTGGGTAATAGAAGATTGGTAATTTCTCCTTTTCCGAGGACAATATGTTTTATCTTACCAAAACCCATATCAGTGAGAACCGACAGGTTTAAGTCGCCGTGCAAGGGAGCATTTATTCGCAATAAGTCGGCTTCTCTGGAATAATTTTCTAAAATACTTAACAATTCTGCTTGCGCAGTATTATTCTGTTGTATAATTTCATAACGTTTATCCTTGTTTAGTGTCATTGAATCGGAATCAGAATATAGATAATAAACAGAATATAAATGTGTATATTATCCTTGTGCGAATGGTAAATTAGTGAGTCGCGTAATATGTTGATTTTCATTATCTTCCACTTCGTCTTTATAGTATCTAATCTTAGACATAACATATTGTTGATCACGTAATATTTTCTGGTGTCGTTCGTATTCAGTCGGTTTATTCATACTACATCTATACAGTATTGTACCTACAATTGCAATGAAAATTACAAAGATGGTGGCATTAAAAATGTAATAATACAAATTAATTCGATTGTTATGACATTGTTTTAATGTATTGAAAAGATAATGTTTGGTGGACGCTTCAATAAGTGATGGTTGTTCCATATTATTCACTACTTTGATATTTGGTATATATTAAAAATCTATGAAAATATTTTCACAAATACGCTAAATAATACATTACCGCCAAATAACTTAGGATAGCAATGATAATCGAAATGATCCAAATAGGAATAACCGTTTTGTGACGGTATCCAACGCCAAACGGTCTAAATCCGCCTTCTGCA